GAAGAGTGGGGATCCGATGACTACGATGGGTAACACCATTGCACATTGTTGGATTCTAACAGCTCACCTTATGGAGGTAGCCTCTCGTCTTAAGGTTGATTTCTACCGGTTGTATTTGAAATGCCGGTGGAATATTTATGCGGATGATCACCTCAATGGATATCCCGTTGAATGCCGCCCGTACTTAGAATATGAATTCCGCCAGCCCTTTTATAGTGCTGTCGGTCAAAATCTTCATCCCCCTCCCGAGGATCATGTCCAGGAGGGTGGTCTTGGTGGAGTTTTTCTCGGCGCTACAGCTGGGAAGAAATATGGGAAGTATGTGCCCCTTTATGATTACCATCGCCTTTTGGCGATTTTGCACTGCACGACCTATTCGCCTGATGATTTGGAGGGCGTTCTCGCATCCATATCAGGCTTAGTCCAGTCCAATCCACGAGCTTTAGCCGTGTATAGAGACTATGTTTCTCTCTACTACCCGCGTCTTCTTCCGTTATTAGACCTCAATCCCAATCTCTTTTTTGGTGGTGAAGGTGGAATAAAAAGAGAAGATGAGTGATAATAATAAGAACACAGCGGGCCACATTGACATAAAGGTCAGTGGCCAGTCGACGCGTCGTAAATCGGCGCCAAAGAAGAAGCAAAGTCAGAATCCAAGAAGGCAAGTCAACGCAGCTCTAAATGCTGAGCGTTCGATTGTCGCCGCCGAGAAAAAGATTCTCGCGCGGGTGTTGGGCCGTGGTAGTGGCGGCCCTGGTAATATTGCAACACTGCCTTCCAGACCTCAGGATCTGGATGAATGCCTTGGGGTTCAGATTCCCAAGATGAAGTCCTACCTCGCTTGTCTCGTGTGTCCACGAGAGTTTGAGGGGTGTCGCGTTCCCGACTGTTATACACGTGCTGAAACGGCGTGTTATCAGACGAAGCTCACCTTTAATATTTTAGGTATTACTGGTGCTGCTGTCTCGGCCACTAATCTTGGCCGGTTTTCATTCATTTTGAACCCCGTCATTAGCGATAGCAATAGCTTTGACGCGGTAAAAACTGGGTGGCAGCTTGCCATGATTGATGGTTCAGGGACAGGTCCTTGGCCTGGGTATTACCAGGCAACTTCGGCTGGGGTTAATTTTACCAGCTATGCTCTAGATCCTAACCAGCCTATGTTCGCGGCGGCTGGTACTGGATTGATGCAGAAAGTTCGTCCTGTTTCTGCGTCTGTGTTGGCCTCTTATAATGGCCAACTGATCAATGGTGGTGGAAATATAGCCATTCATTGTGTTCCTGGAGATTCTTGGCAGAATAATCTTGCCAACTCCACTGCAGGCGTTAGCTTCGCTAATTGGGAAGCTCTCGCTGCAACCAAGAAGGCTTATGATGGTGAGCTAGTTAAAGGGGCTTACTGTATTTGGTTGCCAGATGATGAAACTGACTATCTGATGCGTGATCCAGTCAGTGCTGGTCAGGACACTACTAAACAGCACTGTTATCCTTTTATAGTTTGTAGTGGTCAGGTTTCGGCTCCAGCCGGATATGTCTCTCCAAACCCGTTCCCTGTGTCTCTCAGGATTGATTGTTATATCAACTTTGAGTACACAACCTTGTCCCGTGTCGTCACAGCCATGCATGGCCCTGATGATATTCGCATGCGAGAGATCGCGATGCGTGCCCTCAAGAAGACCGATATCTCGATGGAGAATGCCACCCACGAGGATTGGATAAAGGTTATCCTAGCTGGTGCAGCAGGGTTTCTAGCTGGTGGTCCAGTCGGAGCCGTTTTGGCGGCCGCGACTGTAGCCACAGGCACAAACTTGCTTGGTTTAAAAGGCAAGTAGTCCTAGGAGGGCCAGTTCTTCCCTCACACTGATTAAAAGGTGTGTGGGTTTTTCTGGCTTCACTGGCCGTTCGTGTTTGATTTTTTCACTTATGGTTCTCCGTTTCTTGTGTTTTGCAT